TGCGGATGTTATATTTTTATTTAATTCAGCAACTTTATTGGACAAATCCTTATTTGACGGAATAATCTCAAACATCCGTTCTACAGCCGTAATGCTCAGCCCTTCAATCTTCACTCGGTACAGTGGGTACTCTCGCACTTTACCGCCTGCATAAATATCGTCTTGTGTAAGCTCCGGATCTACCGCCGTTTTTCCGGCTGTTCCCTGGATTACTTCGCAGGTCATGGTATCAATTCCACCAGTACCAGTGGTTTCGAATTTTGCTACGATGATATCGTTTCTGTTCTTTCCCGACTGTCCATTCATAATCTCGCAATCTTCATATTCTCCATATGGGATCCTTGCCATATGCCCGTCTACGCACAGCACGCCATCAGCTATTCTTACTTTATTATTGCTCAATACAGTAGCTTTACATGCCTGTCTGATCGTAGATACACCATCACCGCCGAATATCGCCTTGTATATAGCAGCATCGTCTTCTGCATATATATGTGGCTCTGCTTCTGGTGGAGTGTTTATATTAAGTGCTTTTAATCCCGCCATTTTAATCATCCCCTTCTACTTTGTAATCAATCGTTATTTTTCCGTTTTGGCACTTTACAACCTTTTGTGTGACTGGTTTGATCACCTGCGTATCCGTTATAGCATCGTAGCCAGATACTATATCGCCAAGCTCCAGATCTATATCATCAACTGTCATGGTGCATTTCTTGTAGTTCTGCAGTTCTTTCAGTTTTTTTCTTCCATCCTCTTCGAGTTTTTCTTTGTCCGCACTGGAATAATCATATACCGCCTCTATTTCTTCTGAACCTTTATAATATTGCGTTTTTCCGATCGTTCCGTCTTTCTGTACGTACAGGTGTAAGACGATTCTGTCCTGATTCTCGCCTTTTCCAGCACATACCAGATGGTTTACGCCATTACGGTTATCTCTTACAGTTACATGTATGCCATCTTCCCGGCTGTATTCCAGATCCTTTGAATAATCTTTAATCTGTGCTGCCCGTACTGTTACATAACCATATTCCAGTCCCTCTGGCTGTACGTAACAGATCTGTAACCTGCATCCATAATTGTCTACCAGCTTCTGCATGGCATCATAGAGCGTCACGTAGCGGTCGACCCGCCAGTTATTCACTGTTATCCCTGTATCTGTTTCCGGAACGACAAAGAGACCGCCAAAGCGATCTCCTATCAATGTTCTGATTACTGTATTTAATTCTCCTGACAATGTCAGATGATCTTGTCCGGCCGGTGGCTCAACTACCTTGTACTCCAGCATTCCTCTCCATGTTCTTCCACGCAGTGCAACTTTTCGTGTACCGGATATAGATTCGATGTCTCCAATAATTCCCCCATACTCTGTTCCCGGAGCGAATATCCGGCATCTGTATCCCATGCGTTCAGTGTCATAATCTGACACCGCTATCGTGACCTCGAAATCATTTGTGTTTCCAATGTCCATATCTGTCTCCGCGCTATCGCACAGTTCTCCGCATTCTTCTCCGGTCGGTTTTGCCGTTATAAAATGAATTTTTGATATTGTTGGTGTGTCTTCTAAGGTGCTGTTGTCCATTTCGGTATGCTCCTTTCTTCGATTATGGTAATGTCAAATTCGAATTTCCCCGTCCAGGATACCATCTGTCGTCCCGGCTGAATCTTTTGAAAGAATTCTCTTCCTTTGCTCCTGCAGTGATATGCGTTCATCTCTTCGCCATTCTTCAGTACTTTTGCAATAGTTCTGGAACGGCTGTCAATTCGAAGATATTCTCCTGTTTCCAATGTAATATTGACCAGATATGTGTTGCTTCCTATCGTAACTTGAGGATTGACAACTGGTCCGTAAATAATCATTTGAAAATTTGATGATGTATAATTCGGATTAATAAGGTAGTTGCTCGTCATTCCGTTCGCGTATCGATACGGATATTTTCCCGGATACCGTTTATTATCGCTCGACGTGATTCCATAGCTGTGAAATGTATATGTTTTTTTGTCGATCCAGTAAGGTGTGAACGCTTCTACTGTAGTGTCCACATCTACTGTATAGAATATCTCATCGTACTCTTTCGGATTTAATTCTGTTATATAACATTCCAGATAATAATCTCCCACCCATAGTTTTCCAGGTTTTTTTTCAATGATGTCTATATCTGTTATTTCGTTCAGCCGGTCCATTACATCGCAATATTCTTCTTTTGTATCCGCGTATACTTGCAATGTTATTTTTTTGCTCATTCCGGTCCTATAGAATTTATCCAACTTTTTTCTATTTGCATTTACATTTTCCGTTGCGGAATATTTCCACTCTTTCCCGTATAATTCCGTAATATCCTCGATTACCACTGGCCAGTTGTCCAAATCCATCCTGGTTCCATTATTATTTTCATAATATATCATTATTCAGTAACCTCTCTTATCACTCGCCCAAATTCTCTGCCATTGTATTCCACAGTAGTATGTACTTTTGCCATAGCCATGGCAAGTCTGTCATAGTCTATTGGATCTCTTTCTGTTCTCTGTAATCGTTCCAGTCCTCTCTCAACAGCATCTGCTACATACGTCTGGAGTACTGTGATCGGCGTGACTGCTTCTGGTCCTGCTTCGCCTACTCCCTGCCATCCGAGACGGGTAGGGAATATGGTAGGTTGGTCGAATATCGCTCCTTTTGCGCGCCAGGCGATACTGAAATGTGGTACTGATGGAGGTGTCAAAGAAAATTTTCCTTCGATATTTATGTGCGGCAACTTTAAGTCTGGAAGTTTCCAAGAAAAATGAAAAGCACTCTTAATAATTGATATCGCATTTTTTACCGCGTTTCGTGCGCCGTTAATTCTAGTGGTGATTCCACTCTTAATTCCTTCGAATATACTTATCACCATGCTTTTTGCACTGTTAATCGGTCCCGTAATATTGCTTTTTATAGTTTCGAATCCTGCCTTTGCCGATGTTTTCACACCATTTATTCTTGTGGTGATTCCACTCTTAATTCCTTCGAATATACTTATCGCCATGCTTTTTGCACTGTTAATCGGTCCCGTAATATTGCTTTTTACAGTTTCGAATCCTGCCTTTGCCGATGTTTTCACACCATCTATTCTTGTGGTGATTCCACTCTTAATTCCTTCGAATACGCTTACAACCATCGTAAATGCGCCGCTGATCGGAGATATGATATATGTTTTCACAAGTGCAAATCCGTTTAACACTATAGTGGCGATCGTATCTATAACACCACTGATTCTCACACTTATTTCATTCCATACCTGTATAACTGTATCTTTGCAGTTCACCCATATGAATTGGAATGGTAATGTGATAATCTGGAATGCTGCCGATATTATTTCTCCAATCAACATAACGCCAACTGTTATTATATTACCGATTGTTTGGAATATTCCCGATACTTTTTCCAATATCGATGCAATTCCATCACCCACAATGCCGGTGATTATTTGTAATGTATTCGAAATTTTTTCTGCAATACCCGTAATTTTTTCTATGACACCGCTTATAAACGTATCTATGCCACAAATATGTATTAAAGTTCCGAAGAAACCTGCAAGTCCTGAAGCGAATCCATCCAGTGCACCTGTCATTTCTCCCCATAATCCACTAAATACTTCTACAATGCCTGTCCCAAACAATTTCAGGCCTGCTTTTGCCAGATCTATATCACCAGCGAACACTCCAACTATCATATCGCCCAGTCCAGACAGTATATCTATAATTCCTCCGACCGCGCCAATTAACGGTTCAATCATGTTTAAGACAGCGCCAAAACCTGCTGCCAGCAGTCCGATCGCCGGTACCAAAACTGCTGCCAAAATTGCGCCGATCGCCTTAAATAGATTTTCAAGCCCAGACAGCTTATCGCTCAGTCCGGATATTGCACTTTTTATTCCGCTTAGTTTTTCATCAATATTGATTCCGTCTAGGAACCCTGTGATAGAACTTTTTACAGTGTCAATAATTCCTGTTATGAAATCTCTGAATGATTCACTTTTATTCCATAATAGAACCATTCCAGCCACCACTCCAGCTATTGCAGCTGTTACTAATAGAATTGGTCCTAGAGCCACTCCCCCAGCTCCGGCCAGCGCTGCTCCGGTTCCTTCTGCGGCCGTTCCAACTTCTGCTGCCGCTACTGCAGTTCCGGCAAAAAGCCCGCTTATTTTTGATCCAAGTCCAATAACCGAAGATATTCCGATAGACACCTTCCCGATGCCGATCAGTAATGGAGACAATACCGCAACAATTCCCATAATGCCGAGTATCATTCTCTGCTGTCCGCCGTCCAGATCATCAATTTTCTGTGCTAATCCTGTGATTTTCTGTGTCCCTTCCGCAATCATCGGGAGAAAGATATTCCCAAGGGTGATTCCGGCATCATACAGATTGTTCTTCATAATAGCCAGCTTCGACGCCGTCGTTTCATAACGTTTATTCGCTTCATTGGTTAATGCTGTGTTTTCTTCCCAGGCATTCTTTCCGGTGCTGATTGCCGACGTAAACACATCACTTGCATTCGCAGATCTTAGTAATGCATCACGCATTCTCGTTTCTGTGATGCCCATATCATTTAAGACTTTGATAGCGGAGTCGCTTTCTCCTCCGCATTTTGAAAGACCTTCGATGAATGCTTCCAGTGCGCCTGTAGCGTCTTCCTTGAATCTCTTGGAGAATTCGCTGGTGCTCATTCCAGCTACGTCCGCCCAGTCCTTTAACGAATCACTGTTAGTTTCTACAGCAAGCTGCATTTCAATTAATGCTTTGCTGAATGCCGTACCGCCCGCCTGCGCTTCCATTCCAACTGAACTTAACGCCGTAGCCAGTGCAAGAATGTCAGATTCTGGCATTCCTACCTGTGTACCCGCAGATGCAAGGTTGGTCGCCATGTTCATAATGTCTGCTTCAGTAGTGGCGTAGTTGTTACCCAGATCTACGATGGTGCTGCCCATCTTTTTATATTTTTCATCTGCGGTCATGGATGTGTCTGCGGCCAAGCCGGTAATATTTGCGAATTTCGCGATAGATGTTGCTGCATCTTCTGCCGACAGGTTTGTAGAATTACCCATGTCGATCATAACGCGGGTAAATCCTAAGACGTCCTGAGTCTTAATGCCTAACTGTCCGGCAGCTTCTGCAACCTCAGAAATCTCCGTTGTAGATGCCGGAATCTCTTTTGCCATTGAGCGGATCCCGTCTTCTAACTGCTGGTAGCTATATACACACTTTCCATTTGCGTCAAATACTTCGTCCGATGTCTTTTTGACACCTGCGAAAGCGGATTCAAACTGCACTGCTGCCGTCCCGGCTCCGGCCAATGCTCCGGCCGCCGCCGTGCTGGCTACTTTCAGGTTCTGTCCAACTTTTTCTGTCCCTTCGCCGAATTTTCCAAGTCCCTCGCCAAATGACTGAATGGCTGTCTTTTGATTTCTTAATTCCTCTGAAGTCTTCTTGATCTCATTCCGGATCTCTTCCTGTTTGATCTTAGATTCCATCAGTTCCGTTTTTAATTCTGCGTACTTTTCGGAATCCTCTCCAACTTCCCTGGCGCATTCATCCAGTGCATCCCGCAAGATCTTCGTCTTGTCTGCAGCTGCTTTTGATTCCTGTCCAAGAAGTTTCTGGCGTTCTTTCAAGAGGTCTGTTTTATTCTTTGCTCCATCCAGTTTTGTTTCGTTCAGCTGTAGTTCTTGATCCAGTTCCCGAATCTTACTATCTGCCTGTCCAACAGCTGTTCTTAGCTGTTCTTCTGCTTCCGCTTGTTTCTTTGCTTCTTCTGCTGCTTTCAGCTGCTCCGCAGACAGCTGTGTCTCTGCGTTTCTCTGTTCTTCCAGTTTTGCAGATGTCTGTGAGAGTTCTTGTGAGATAGCCTCCTGTGCTCTTTTTGCGTCCGCGAGTTTTGCACTCCAGTTATTCGCTTCAATCGAGTTTTCCCCGAATATGGCTTTTGCTGACTCCATTTTCCCGGTCAACAATTCTACTTTCTGGCTGCTTGCTTCCAGCTCTTTCTGTAAGAGTTTCTCTCTCTTTTCCAGAGTGTCTGTTGACTCTCCGGTGCCTTTCATTTGTGTTTCGTTCAGTTTTAGTTCCGCACGTAACGCTTTCAGTGACGATTCTGCCTGTTTTAAACCGCTCGTCAGTTCTTTCGTATCCGCCCGGAACTTCACGCTTGCTTCTCTGTTGCTTAATCAATCACCCTCTCTCCAACATCTGTTCTTCTGCATATGCCTTCCACGCTTCATATGCATATTTGTCTTCCAGGATCGTAAGCAGGGAATTATATTCCGAATACCAAAACAAATCCTCGCTGATTCCATTCATAATCACGTAATAGACGTACATATCTTCCACGGTTTCAATTTCGAACCGTGGAAGTCTTAAATAACCTTTTGCTTTCTTGCGTGTTACTCTTCGGAATCCGTCCCGGAATCCTGCTTTTTTGACGGCGAATACATCTCATTAATCACTTCCATGTTCTTTCTCCAGTCCTGGTCCATATTTTCGAAAAACTCTGTAAACGACATGCAATCTTCGTCCTGATTTGCATTTTTGTAGGCAGCATACAAAAATTCCGCTACTTCAAGTGCGTCTTTATCATTTACACCTTTTACTAAAACCTTGCTTAATGTCTCATACGATTTTTTATCGTTTTTCCTTAATGTCAGCATAAGAATAGGAGCGGTGGACATTGCCACACACTCCCCATTTGTAAGTTCATATTCCTCATAATTAATCTTAGGATTCTTCATCTACATTTCCCTCCTCGCCAAGAATACGTTTGATCAATTCTTCTTTTTTGCCCATGGAATCAACTCCCATTTCTTCTGCCTTCTTTCTCAGCTCGTCTACCTTCATCTTTTCGAGTGTAGATTTGGTAAGCTCGTTCGGAGCTTCTACCTGGGTTTCTGTTGTTTCCGATGATTCAGGATGCTCCGGAGCTTCTACCGATCCAGCTTCTGGTTTGGTTGCTTCCGGTGTTTGTGTCTCTTCCGTCTTCTCTTCTACCTTTTCCACCAGTCCGTTCTTTTTGGCATTGATTTCATTGTATCTTTCTTCTGACATCTCCACAATTTCACCCGTGAACCGGATGTCTCCTGTGTATTTGTCTCTGAATTTCTGTTTTACTTTGACTTTCATGAATTTCTCTCCTTATGCTGCTACTGCAGTAACGAGTTCTCTCGAGAACTCTTCCATCCATTTCTGTTTTACGGTATCGTCTTTCAAATCGCTCTCAATTGCTTCGTATAATCCTTCTCCGTGTTCATCTGGCATGACCGCAATCTCCAGTTCTAACATGCTGATATCCTCTGAATCATTGTCGATGCTTCTTGACAGTGCCGTCTGAATTGTACAGTTTGGATAAGCCTTGTATTTTTTATTGCTGTCCTCATCTAAAATCTCTGCAGTAACGCAAGCTACTGCATGCAGTGAATTTGATCCGTAAGCGATTACTCCATCTTTTAACTCTGAGCGAGTCATTCCGTGCAGATCTGCCAGCATATCCTGTGGAACGTATGCGGATATCTTCAGTTTTCCGTCGCCCGTTCCTTTCGTTCTGGTTTTTAATATTTTAGTGCCACATTTTTTTGTCATGGTTTTGCAGTTCATTTCTTCTTCAAGTTTTCCCACGCAATCCAGGACATCCGCTTTCGTTGCAACTCCGATTCTGATTCCAAGCTTCGTTATTTCAACTTCTGTGAAGTCAGTTTCCCTAATTCCAGCCATATTATGTTTCCTCCAATCTTTCTACTAATTTGTCAATTACACCATTCACAATTTCATCTTCCGCTTTTTCAGCACCATGAAACATGAACTGTTGATCTCCCCGATGATGTCTCGTATTCGATCCATCATCCGGAAAATACAGGTAATGATAACTGCCCTTTGTGTATACCTTTACCGCAAGATTTTCCCCCTGTATCCGAAATGGATCGGTCTGTGAAGCAGCTGCTTTCTTTCCATTCCACGTTCTGCCAGATACCGGTAAGATCGCCCGGATATACTCTTTTATCTTTTTTCCGCCATCATCTACCAGATAATCATTTATGATCTGTTCTGCAACAGATCTGTCGGAAAAGTTTTCGATCGCTGTCGCAACCTTGTCAAATTCCTTTGTGTCCAGGTAAAAATAACTCATCGGCTACACCTTTTTTCCGTTTTTCCAAATTCCATCGTGCAGATTTCTACTATACACTCTCCTGCTTTCTGCACATAATCGTATGCCGTGTCGGTATCTGAGATTTTGAATCCAAGCGTTTTCATCTTTTCGATCACCTGTTTCTCCAAGTCTTCTGGGATGTACTCTTCTTTCACAATCGCAACGAAATAACGCCTGGTTATTCCACCCTTGCTTTCTGACTTTCCCGTTCTCCTTTTTCCGAACACGATGCAGTCCCAGTTCTCGCGTCCTTGGAACTTTCCGGCACCGTAATATACATTCGGCACGATCTCTTTTAAGGCTTCTTTAATTTTGTCTTTCAATTTTCCTTACCTCTTCCAGATAGAAATACAACTCACGGTTTTTCTTATCGTGATCAACGTAGATAATCGCATAGATCACATTATTAATTACCACATTATAATCGCTATCCGGTGGTATAAGATCCGAGGTTACTATCTTAGTTGTCAGATTTGCTCCGTGCTGTTCGGCAAATTCAATGTCTTGCTGTCTTTTTGACTTTTCTGTGAAACACAAAAAGCCCAGATATTCTAAATCATCTAGGCTTTTTACATTCTTTTCCACGTCTTTTTTGCGATAAATTTCGGCAACTCCATCCCCGTAATCATTCAAGATATTCCTAGCCATATTTCACCTCGTATTTATGTCTTGCTGTAATAATATCGTTTCTGTAATTCTTATCGAATTCACATGCTATCTTGTTCCACGCATACCAGCTATACTTTAGTAGCAGCATTCGGGCGAATCCCGGTTTCGTAAAATCCATCTGATCATCTTCATGCATTCCAAGTTTGTGCATCATTATTTCAATGGCATCTTCTGTTATATCCGTAATTTCCTTCTCTGTATCATCATTCGCCCAAGTTATCCGGCATTCTCTTTTTACTGCTGCTACAAGTTTTGCTTTTTCTTCTTCGCCCATAGCTTATGCCGTTACAACGGTATCCGCAGTTTTTACAGTTACATATGCCGGATCCAGTTTGCTAATGTCCAGGACAATCGCTACTGTGTTATCGTATGGGCGGCCATTTCCGTGAAGCTTAATCTTATATGTTCTCGCATCCTGAAGGAACTTGAATTCGTCCGAATATTCAATTTTTCCGTCTTTACTTTCACCAAGCCCGAAGAAATACTCTTCCGGCAGACACAGGATAGCCTGTCCGGTTTTCACTTCGTTCGATCTCACAACTTCTGTCGGGAACGGGAATAAATCTCTGGCGTATGTTCCGCCTGTTGTCAGTGCCGTAGTTGCCGGCATGATCTTGTTGAGGTAGTCTACCTGGTTGCAGATCATCAGTACTTCGTCAAAACTTCTCATACGTCCTTTTTCTGTGACTGCCAATTTTGCCACAAGTGGTCCATAATTTGCCGGGAGGAAATTTGTTACCTGGATTGCTGTTTTTTCCGGATATCCGGTGGATGTCGAAAAGCTTACTCCTTCATGGATATCTCTGTTCAGTCCGACCGGTTCATCTTTTCCACTTCCTGATACGATTGCTTTTTCGAGTGCTACATATAACGCCTCTTTCAGGATGGTACGGATATAGTTATCCAGGAATGAAGGTCCGAGATCCAACATATCCTTTGGGATTACCGCATAAGCTGTCAGCTTCAGCAATGTAATCTCCACGCCCTTAAATGCAGATTCAATCTCCTGTGTAATCTCGCCATTAATCTGTCCCCAAGCTGCTTTCTGTCTTGTGTGATCATTTAACAGCCATTTTGTGAGATATTTTACATTTTGGAATGTAATCTTTTCTAACAATGGATGTTCTTCCAGCAGATTTCTGTACACATCCTCGATAATAGTTTCCGGCATTCCGCCATCCGTTGTAATCAGATCTGTGAACGCCTGTTTCGGATCACTTGCCTTTCCGGCTTTTGCAAGGTTCTGATAGAACTCTGTCTCTTCGCTCGTAAGCTGTCTGTAACCTCTCTGAGCAAGTACATTTGTATCAGTGTTGTACATTTCAAAGTCTGTTCTCACCTTTTCTGTGATTGCGTCAATTACCTGCCCCCAGGCTTTCTTTCCTTCCTCTTCGTTTCCGCTCTGCAGTGCGCTCTGCAGTGCTGCCACCGCTTCTCTCTGTCTTGTGTCTGCAATGTTTCCTAACATTCTTTTTCTCCCTTCTTTTACATTGAAAACATGTTTAAAAATGTCTGCATAGAGACATCTTTTTCTTCTTTTTCCGGCTTTGTCAGTTCTTCGAATTCTTTTAACTGATTTGAAAAATTTGACCGTTTGATCTTGTCTCTCATTTTTTCAATTTCCTTTGAGCACTGCATAGCCTCATCAATCTCTACCGTAGTTCGTCCGGCAACCTCATCAATCACCCCAATCTCCAGAGCCGTGTCTGGATCAAGCAGTGTCTCTTTATCCATGATGTCTTTTAACTCCTCTTCTGTGATCTTCCCGCCGCATCGATTCATGAAAAGAGATCTGGATGCTTTCATCCAGGCATCCAACTTGTCTGCCTGGTTCCTGAGTTCGTCCGCATTGCCTATGGCTACCGTCCACATATTGTGAAGGACCATTCCTGTTCCCTCCCCCATCACGCGGTGATCGCATGCCTGGAGAATCGTAGCGGCGATACTGTTCGCTACTCCGTCCACATAACCCGTCTTGTATGCTTTGCAACGTTTCAGGTTTGTGAAAATGGCAGTTCCTTCTTTCACAGATCCACCATCTGAATTGATATACAGCTCAATAGTGTCAGAATCTGACACGCCCTCTAACAATTCTCGGAAATGGTTTGCCGAAGTCTCGGACTCGTCATATTCCAATGTCTTCCAGTTAAAGTCCCCTTTCGCTTTTACTTCGTCATACAGGTAGATTTTATGTACTGTTCCAACCTGCTGGTGTGCAAAGCAAATTCCACCGATCTTATTCATCCTCCTCACCCCCTTTCGCTGCTGTCCTTGTGCTGTCTGCTTCCCTGAAGTTATTCGTAACATAATACGTTTTGCTCCACGGTGTGTTTAATGGTACCAAGCTTAATTCCTCCCTTGCTTCGTCTGTATTTATGATCGCTGAGCCGATCAGCTTCTCTACATTGGCTGCACTCTCAAACAGATCTCTGTGTTTGATTCCGCCCGTGTAGCACTGGTAATAATTCCCGTTCATGTACTCGTAGACGGTCGCACGCTTATTTAGTACTTCCGAAATGGTATTTGCCAGCGGATTTACCCCAAACGTCAGGAACACGTCACACACCTCTTTCAGGTTCGTGATATTCCCCATCATCATAGACATTGGAATCTTGAACGCCTGTCCGACCATTTCAAAAATATCTTTCCGGATATTCACGAAATCATCGGAGGTTTTCGGGGATTTTGTGGATTGCTCTTCCAGTATCCCGTCATCATACTCCACGTACGTAGCGTATTCATTTTCCATGTAATCTTTGATATTTTTGGCAACAACTTTCTTGAATTGTTCTTGGAACTCATCATCCCCGGCTTTAATTGCGTCTATCTTATATTTGAACTTCCTTCCGTTTGTATCCTTGAAAGTTCTCGCTGCTGTTTCCAGGAGCTTCCCGTATTCCCGGTACACTCCATCAATTAGCGTCTGTGCACATTCATCCTCCATCCGGAACAGATATACTTCCTCCGCCCGGAACGTCCGGTTAAGCTGTAAGCCCCCGGATAATACAACACCACCGTAGATATTCCCTAAAACTGGTCTTTCCTGCACGACCGTAAAATCTTCTGCACAATGTAGTTCTCCATTTAGTTCGACTACCAGTGCGCCTTTTTTCGTTCGTGTCATTTTCCTGATAACTCTGTGCCAGAAATAATTGCTGTTTTCATTTTTGTTCGGCGCTACGTTCAGCAAGTAATAGTCCTGGTCTTTTACAGGTTTCCCTTTGTTGAACACTCTCATCTCTGCCATGCTGATTGCATTTGCCAGATAAGAGCTCGCTGTATAGATCGCCAGTTCCTTATAGTAGATCGATGCGGGTATATTTACCACGACCGTTTCTGTATTCGTACCGGTAACCTTAAATACTTTTTCCAGGAAGTTTTTTACTCCCATGTTCCGCCTCCTAACATACTGTTCCTATCCTGTTTTTTATAATTCTTCTTTGTTTAATTCTTTCTTCATCTGTGACTGCTGCCACGAACGCTTTAAAACCGTCCGTTTTTCGTGAACGTGGCTCTATTTTTTCATATGTGACATTGCCTTTTTTGTCCGTCACCGCTTTTGAGTTCCATGTGTACCAGCGCATGATCTTGCTGGTTCCCCAGGCGATCAATCCACGTGCGAACATATAGCCGATTACTGGTGCAACTTTCATTTCATCACTCGGTCTGATCAGCTTCAGATTCTTCTTTTCATCCGAAAAACCTATTTTGCCAAGTGCTTCTCTGAGCCATGTCTGCCGGAAGTTATCCATCACCACAGATTCGATTTTGTATAACTTCGATTTTTCCAGAAGCCAGTCTGTCACATACTCCGGATCTATCTCCACGTCGTCCACCATCGTCAATACTCCTTCTTCTTCAGCTTCTTTCAGTGGGTATTTGATCCTCGGAAGATCTCTCGATTTCTTACATACCCACGTATGATGCATCCAATATCGTTTATCTCCGACTTTAAACAGCAGCCCGGCGGCTACAAAATCATTCGTTTTGGAATAATCAATTCCGGCTACGCAAGAATGATTACGAAGATCCGGGAGACTTCTGGTTGCTTTTTCTAGGTTTTTCCAATCTGTCACACAATACTGCGTTTCCCCTGGCGGCCGGTTCATTCGTTTAGTCATGAATGACGTGTGATTTACCGGATCCAGCTTGTACTCTTCATATTCCATCCTCATTTCTGTCAGGAGAGTTGGGAAGTTTCTCAAGGATGGATTTGCTTTCTGCCATTTTTCCTCATCCTTTACTTCTTCCGGATCATCCAGCCAACAGATGAACGGCAGTTTCCCGTTATCCGGAATCTCTCCTTTCAAGATCTGTAGGCAAGTTTCCAGCAATTCATCCAGCGGGCCATCCCGGATATCCCCCTGCGTGGATATGACGGTTCGTCTCGGAAAGTCTTTCTTCCCAAGTCCTCCAGTCGCTACCTCGATCAGCTTATAGTCCTTGTATGCATGGTATTCGTCAAAATCTACTTTCCCCGGTCTACCTCCGTCTTTTGTGTCCGGTGCACGGGTGTGGTATTTGATCTTCGATCTTGTCCGAATGTTGGTGATACATTCCAAATTCCACTTGAACGTATTTTTGAAGAATCTTTTGTTGTCCTCCAAGATGTTATATATATCTTCGAATGTCGTTTTTGCCTGGTCCTCTGATGTAGCGAATATGTCGATGTGGTATTCTTTCACTCCGTTGACTGGTGTGACCAGCGCAAAATCTTCAAACGCAAGATATCCGTTCTTTCCTGCCCCGCGTCCAACTAAAATCATTAGATATGGGAATCTCAACTGGCCGTCTTCTCTTTTATACACGCAGTTGTGCAAAGTGAAGCAGAACTGTTCCCACGGTAACAGCTTATACGGGAAATACTTTTCCAGTCCCAGATACCTTTCTAATTGCTCTTTATCTACATAGACATCTTCCTCCGCGAATACTTTTTCCACAAAATCGCAAAGAAGCAGCTGCTCCTCACAAACAACTGCTTCGTCACTTCTTACGAATTCAATATACTGGTCAATCTGTTTACAGATCTTCATCGACTACTTCATTTCCTGTTGGTTCATCCGTCGTCAATCCTAGCTCCTTCAGGATGCTCAACATCTGCTTTTCTACAGCCACCATATCTTTCACAGACTGGTTCTGTTTTGTGATCTCGAATCCGTTTGCAGAAAGTGTCTTGTACGACACTCCACGTTCCTTTATGTCCTCTTGTAGAGCCTTTTTTGTGTCGTAAAACTCCATATAATCATCAATTATGTCCAAAAAATGTGCCGTTTCTGCACCTTTTGCACGTAATTGTTTGATTAAACTGGATTTAATTTTTTCTTTGATTTCGTCCATTTCGCGGGCTTTTTTCGACTTTCGCGCCATATATTTCACCACCAACTTTTTTCCATTTTTATCACGCGCGAGTCAGCGCGGTTCAGGCGTGCCCCCTACCCGTTGTAAGCGTCCCCCGTTGATTTGGGGTATAGGGGGTACCGGGGGTACCTTTGTAAAAAATTTATCGGAATACATTCCGTCCACATCGTCCAATACAATGAATCTGTTACAGCAGGACGTTCGAACCTCCAGAACCTTGTGTTCCTTCTCTCCGAACAGCTTCGTATATCCATATGCTATTGCTCTCCTGTATCCATGTCCCGTAAACGTAACGCGATCTCCAACCTTTATCTCTTCTTCTACCATCGTTCTTCATTCACCTGCTTCACCTTCCTGTACTTCATTCTTTCGTGCGCTCTGTCGTGACAGTCATGACAGAGTGGTATCAGATTCCTGTACTGCTTTCCTCTGTACTCATAGAACTCACACAGTGCAAGCTCCGGATGCGTCTTGACGTACTGTACGTGATGCACTGTCTCAGCTCTTGATACTTTTCCTTTCTCCTTGCACCACTGGCATTCATGATGGAACTTATCCAGTACATTGTTCTTTAATGCGATCCACTCTTTGCTCTTATAGAATCGGTACAGCTTATTCTCTTCTATTAGTTTCTTTATCTCTTGTTGTGTCCATTCCATAATTGCTGGAACAGGATTCGAACCTGTGTCCTCCGGCTATTAAGACCGGCGTGCTCCCTTTCCGCACCCTCCAGCTCCACTATAACCGGCAGTCACAACGTCTCTGATCTACCATTAATAACGTCTTGTGTCTGCCTTTGCAACAGCACTCCCAGTGATATTCTTTTCCCTGATCTGTGTAGATCCTTTTGCAGAACTCACAGTCTTTACACTTGGGAATCTGCTTCTGCCCTTCTCTTCTATTGCTCATATATCCAGGGCAACTTTCTTCTGCAGGACAATGTTCTTTCTTGCTAAGCTTCCAGTAATGTATACAACCTTTATTCTTGCACGTAACTAGCATAATTCCTCCACGCAAAAGAGCACCTGGATTTCTCCAAGTGCTCTTTCTTTATCCGTTATTTACTTCCTCGATGAACTCTTTCATCATCTTCGTGAGCTGTCCTGCGGCACTCACTCCCGCTTTCTTGCAGGCTTCTGCATATTCGTCCACAACTTCTTTCTTGAGTTTGTAGGACTTTGATACCCAGCCTGCCTTCTTCTCGTATCTTTTGGTGGCAATCGTCTGCGCTTTAGGATTCCCGACCGGCATTATCTTCCCTCCTCTTCTTAAGTTCCGAGGCTATATCTATCATCATGTATGCTGATGCAAGCATAAGTAATACACTACTATAGATGTTCTTTCCGGATCCAAAGAATATTACAATCGCCGCAAACAAAAACAATTCACTGAATCTTATTCTTTTCATATCCTGTCAGATGGGTTATAATCTTTACAAGAGGTAAGGGCTTTCGCCCTTTCCCCTATTTGAGAGCTGTAATCAAGCTTGCTAACCCTGTCAAGAATGTTCCGAGCGCAATCAGAAATTCTATCAGTAGCTTTATTGCAGTTCTCTTTTTCTTTCGTTTTTTCTTTCCCATCTGTATCTCACCTCCTTATGTATATATAATATCATATGGTGCACCATATGTCAACAGTTTCATGCTTCTTTTGATATTTTTATTAACTGCTGCCACCCTTCGGGTAAATATCAGCACCTCTGTTTTACTTCTCTATACATAAAAAGGATGGCCACAATCTCTCGACTGCTGCCACCCTTCGGGTGAGTATGTCCTTTGTTCTTTTTTCTTGATGTTACCATAATAACACACTTTCTTGTATCCTGAGTCCCCCTCTTTTTTAAATTTTCTTTGACATCAGGTAATAGAATTTTCTTCGCCGTTCATAATACATCTTTTTTCCACATGGGATCTTCTTAGAGTCCCTTAAGTATCTGTATGTCGCATAGTCTGTTGTAACCCCTTCCAGAATCCACGGATAGATTACTGCGTCTGCTTCAATTGCTGTCTGTTCAATCCGTTTACATTTTTCCTCCAGCTCCATACGTTTAATAGCCAGGTGTTCCGTCTGCGACGCCTGGCTTGGACTTCCTTTTCCTTCCTGACCATATTGCATGGCTTTTATGGTATTTGTAAGTTCTGCGAGTTCTCTTCTCCATTCCGGATACTGCAAGCAATGGTATTTGATCTCCAAAAACCTATTCGTATCAATACCGTACTTATCTTTGTTGATTGGTCTCATTTTCAACTTTAAATTTCCTCCCTGTCCGTCTGTCTTTTATTATCAAGATATCAAATCCGAACAGACTTGCTATATCCTGTAGATCAGTCAGTGCTCTGCGCATATGGTAGGGCATCTGGTTGTATCTGTGCAGTGCTTTGTCTGCTGTCGGATCTTTATAACCTTCATGGTTCATAGTTCTCCTTTCCGTGATTCACACATTGTTTTATACATTTTTCAATTTTGTCTTTGCACGCTTCGCAATATTCTTTCGGTCCATACATATCTTGCATCGCCTGTCTCATGTTATGTTCGTACGCTTTTGCCGTTCCGCCTAGTCCGTCACATCCTGCGTATATTCTTATTGTGTAATACGTTGCGCCTATCGGCATCCCGCATCCGTCACATATATGTTGTCTCATTTCATTCACCTACCACAATGCTCTCTTTCTTTTACGTCCTTTTACGTATACTGTGCAGTTTTCTACCGTGCACCCTCTGCTATGTCCTTCTACTCCAATATAGTTACAACCACCCAAGCCGGTTCTGCATGCTCTGTAGATGCACGTCCTGCATTGGTGCCTATCTTCATTTGGTCCTGCTTCCTTGCTCCTAACTTTTTTTTCTCACGGGGTTCTCCTTTCTCCTCCGACTGCTGCCGTCCGGCTTTTGCCGGAGGGAATCTATATCAACCGGTTGCTGTCGTGATACAATTACCGGCAAGTGCAAGCTATTCTATTTTCTCTGCCAACCAATCCAACAATCTGGTTATCATCTTATACATCCTCGTCTTTTTCAGCTCTGTTTTAAGTTCATCACAGGCTCTTACAAATTCATGCTGATCATCCTCACGTTTTTTCATATTTTTCATATTTGTAAATCGCTTTCCCCGATATTTCCATATGTCAAGTGCAAGCAGGACACTTTTCGTGTCATCTGCCTGCTCCTTTCATGAATTGGTTGTACATCCGTTTCTTCCAGCCTGTTTCTGGTGGTGCTGGTCCACGGTTATGTTCGGCCAGGTTTCTTATCAAATCTTCAAATTCTGCTGCCGCCTGTTCCGAAAGTTCTTCCTTCAGGTTGACATTGCTCATCCAGCTGAATCCGTATTTTTTAAGAATGTCTTTCCTCGTCATTTCCTAACCACTTCCTCCTTCTCCAGTCTTTGTATCTGCGGATTTGATATTCTAACCATGATATTTCCTTAAATGATTCTTCGGATTCTTTAAAATATCTGTTTATTTTCACTTTCTTCCCATCCGGTTTTTCTATGTAAATTATTGCTTTTGTATCATAATCTCCATTTTTAGGATCTGTGAGTAACTCATCACAAACTATTTTGTCCGGTTTATCCGCCGGTGCGTATGGCATCGTGATCGGATACATCGCATCATATATACTTCCGATAAATCCATTGTGGTATCCATAATTAGGATGATTGCGATTAACACAGTAACACCTATTAATGTCTGAATACTTTATTTCTCCATTCGGAGTTACTGTTTTAAACAAGCTACTCATTCTCGAACACTGATAATGTTTTCCTTTCTCATCTGTCCATGATCTTTTCCACATTTCCTCTGTATCTTCTATCGGAGTCAGTGGCTTTCCATCGATCAGTCTATTCAAAATCTGTTTTGTGAATCCGATACTCATACCACTGTGACCATCTTCGCATAAGCTCTCAAATGCCTTTAATGCACTTTCGTAGCAAGCGCATCCATAATCAAATTCGCCTTCTTTTCTATCCAGACTTTCTCTTTTGCATGCGGTTTCAACTTCATTTTTTGCCCATTCTTGTAAACTCATTCTTTATCCCTCCGTTTCTTTTGTAAGTACTTCATGCCAATCTTTTGGGTGTTTCTGTATCATGATTTCTTCCTCCTGTCCTCTGTTTCCCATTTACACATATCCCACCATTCGCAGAATAAGCAGCATCCCCAGCATTGGTTAGTACGTACCATTATGAGCCAGTGTTTTAATTTTTCTTTTATTTCCATGCTACTCGCCTCTTCTTATGCATCTCAGAAGATCTTCTACACCTTGTGTGTATCCTTCTTTGTATTTCTGGGCTTTTTCAAGCTCTCTACTGCACTTGACACTTGCTTCATGCTGCAATCTATTGGCCGTTTCTTCCATCTGGTCGTCTGGTTCTTTTTCTTCTGTCTCTTTCTCTCTTGCAGAGACTTTCATCTCTTCTATTTCTCTTTGTTTTTCTTCCAGTTCTTTCTTGAGCGTTCTTATTTCTTCGCAATCCGCATTGTCATTTTGTCGTTCAATTCCAAACGTTGCCAGCATCGCATTATCTATATCCTGTATTTCCTTTTCTGTACATGTTCTGATATACTCTCCGAATCGGTCAAGATAGGCGAATGACAGTTTCTCGCATATCGCTACTGATGGTGTCATGCACATAACTTTTGCATGTGTCGAAGAAGAATTCTCTTCTTTATTCGACAGCCATGCTACTTGCGCACAGCCGGTTTCCTCTATCACTTCTGTTGCTGATACTACGACCGCTGGTGATTTCTCTCCTGTCTTGCCTTTTTCAATATAGAATATATCTCCTTTGTATACTTCCATGTTATTTACCCCCCCCTGCGTTTATTATTGCTTCGAATGCCGTCGGATCATAATAGCCGGATCCGTTCTTCTTTATATCATTTTTCATCCTTGTCAGTACCTCCGCCCCGTTTTATAATTTCAATCGCATGAAATTCTTTCAACTTCATTTTTCCCGTTACCTCCATCTTCGTTTTTTCAAAACTCAAACACTACTTCCGGTGCTTTTATAAAATTCGCACCGCATTCCTCTGTGTTCTTCCGTTCTATCTTTCTGATCATCTCTGTTATCTCTTTGTCCGAGTCTTTACAGTATGCGTATCCATCCGGTGCATAGATGCCTTTTACCTTTCCGTTTATACGATCCAGTATTGTTTGATAGCTCATGTAATTCTGCCGTGCAGCTTCTCTTGCCGATTTATAGAATGCTACGATTTCGCCGTCTTGGTTGATCTTTGCTACCTTGGTTGCTCTTCCGTTCATCTGTCCAGTTTTTTTGGATAGTTCTTTTTTGGTGATTACTCCGATATTCCCAAGTATGTCGTCAGTTTTAATTCCATTCTTGTGATATGTTACATATCCTTTCGGAAGATCTCCGATGAACGTGATCCGCATCAGGCTCATGACTACTACCTCTTTCCTTTTCAGCTTAATCAGTCTTTTTCCCTGATTATTCTTCTTTACATACGGTTTTAGGTACTTATACTTTCCATTCCCTAATTTCTTTCGTATGTCTGCCCAGTAATTAATCTGGTATATTCCATCATAACCTGGAATATCGTACCAACCTTTTGGGTTTACATTTTTGATCCTCATAGATATCACGCATTCTTTTGTAAGTTTTTTAAGAACTCTACCAGATACGTCTCACTGTCTGTAGCATTCATGTACTGCTTATCGTATGGTTTTCCATCACCATACGGTTTTTTGTCTTTTTCTAACAGGTGGAAGTAATACTCATCTTCTTTTTCTTTTCCATTCCACCCGTTTATGCGATTCTTGTATTCTGCAACTACAAGCCTGCTGCCGTCAGCGAAATCGTATTTATAATAATTTACATTTATGTTTTTATCTGTGTACCATAATCCCCAATCTTCATAACTTCTCAGCCATTCTTTTCGCTGATCGTTATTCTTGAATCTCGGAAGTTCTGGCTGTTCCGGTTCTTTTGGTGGATTCATTACCGTGTCCAGATCATTGATATATCCGGCCAGTGCCGCAATCATTACCTTGTACGTCCGCACCCGGATGTCATTAGTATCCATGTGTCCTTTCGCCATCTCCAGATAATTCCTGTATTTTTGATTTTCTTCCCTGGCAATGTCAAGCTCTGTTTTCTCAGATTTCTTTTCATTTAGTTGTGCCTCTTCCGGAACTCGTTCCTGCGTTTCTTCTTTGTCCTGGTATCTATATTCATTTTCTTTCTCTGCAGATTCTTCTTCCAGGCCAGATACTGCATAGGTGTCAGGTGTTTCATTCTCTTCGGTTTCTTCGCTTTTTTCTTCCTGTTCTTCATTTTTCTCCTTTTTTTCCGTTTCTTCTTTTACGTTTTCCTCCAACACTTTTTTGATGGCTCCTGTTAAATCGAGCCAATGGAAATTTCCTCTGTTTTCGTTATCTATCCACAATTGGATATATCCGCAATACATCCTTATTTCCCCGACATCTTTCCCGTCAGTTCCTTCAAACACCCAAGTTCTTCCCGATACTCCCGGATGCAGATTTTGTTTTATCAGTTCATTGCACATTCTTATATTCTGCCCTGTTATCTGTTCCGCATTTTCACGGAACCAGTATTTGTATGTGCTCACCATTTCTCTCGCTACTAATTCCAGATACTTTCTTTCCTCTTCTGTTGGAACGCGTACCATCACTACTTCATTCTGATCAGAATTTTCTTCCGGTGTCAGATTCTGACACGCACCGTCATTCATGTCTTCAATGCTCAGCTGGCCATCAATCTGTTCTTCTGCTTTTTTCTGCTCTTCGGCATATTCTTTCACATCTTTGTATGTCAGTCCCTTTTCCCGGTGATGCTCCAGCATATCTTCCTGGATATCCTCGGACATCTTGCTGATCTCATACGCAGCCGAAAATGTTAATCGTCCTTCTTTTAACTCTTCCGTGAATTCCGGGATCAGTTTTTTGTTGATCGACTCAATCTGTCCGATCTTGGTGGATGATACCTGCATCATGTTGGCTATGACATCCCGCAAACGTCCGCTGTCCAATTTGTAACCATGAAGTGTCAGTCCATTCTCTTTCATGTATTTCAGTGTTTCTTCCAGTGTTTTCTGCTCTTCCAGGATATCTGCTACCGTTTTATTCCGGTACGTATTTGCTATGATTAACTGGATCATCTCTTCATGCTCTTCTGCAGGTGTCTTGATCTGGCAGGATGCTATGGAGAATTCTTCATAGCCTTTTTCTACCAAGAGCGTCAATGCTCTCCATCTTCGTTCTCCGGCTATGATGCGGTATTCGCCACGATCGCAAGGATCGTGGACTACCGTCAAGTTCTCCAATAAGCCTACGGCAAGGATATCCTGTGCCAGCTGTTCAATATCCGGAATAGAATAGAAATTCTTGTCATTACTGTACATCTGCTTGATTGCAATGTCCTTTGTCCGAAATCTTGCTTTTGTTTTATTGTCTTCTGCTGCCGCCTTTGTCTTATTATTAAGCGCGTCCATCACATTCCATCCAGTAGCCATCTATCTATTCCTCCTTACTCTTCTCCAGGCAGTTCCCTTGTTCTTCTTTCGGTTCTCTGATAATTTTCTGGTGGTGATCACTACCGGATCGCCTTTCCCCTTTATTGCTTCTATCAGCCCTTCCAGCTTGCTATTTAGCCGTTTCATGCTTTCTCTCCACTTCCCCATTATTTCGTAGTCATAAGGTGTGAGATTTTCATATGTTTTTCTTCTTCCTATCGGTGGGAAAAAGCATGCCGGAGCTTCCAGTGCAACCTCCGGCATCCGTCTTATCCCTCCGCTTTTTTTTGCTTTACCAGGATTTTTTAAAAGTACTGCCTGGATTCTTCCTTCTGTCGGGTTGCACCCATGAATCTTTTTGTATAATTTCTTCACCTGTCTCTTATTCATCCTGTCCACCCTCCAGATCTCTCAAAAGTTCATACGTGACCGCTCTGTAGTCCTGGGACGCTATGCATCCCTTAGAGAATTTTAAGAGCGGTACGTGTGCGATCGTGGATTTTTCCGCTACTACAGATCTTCGGATCACTGTCTGGAAACAATCGTGTCCGGAATTTTCTTTTAACCACTCTTCTACCTGCAGTGTTGTTTTATTCTTCTGCCTCATTGTGATCAGGACTTTCATCCGAATCCGATCGTTGAACTTCCGGATGCTTTCCAGCTGTTCATCCATGTTGTCAGCTGCTTCAATTTCGAACCCTCCGAGTTTCACCGGTACGATCACGAGATCTGCTGCCACCAGTGCATTCATCACTGTCATGTCCATAATCAGACCGCAATCAATGACACAGTAATCGTAAGCAGCTGCTACGTCTTCTAAGTCTTCTGCCAGTCTTAAGATCTGATTTCCTTCCTCCGTCTTCATCAGGTACATGTTGGTATTCATCAGATAGCCGTTGCACGGGATAATGTCTATCCGGTCATATGGTGTCGTCTGGATCAGTTCGGATGTAGTGTACGTACCACCTTCCCGTTCATGGTTCTCCAGCAGATCCGGAAGTCCTCTTCCTTCCGGATCATATGCCCCGTAGAGCATAGATATATTCCCCTGCTGATCAGCATCGATCACCAGTACTTTCTTTTCTTGTTCCTGTCCCAGAATATATGCAATGGATGCGGCCGTCATAGTCTTGCCGATCCCGCCTTTCTGGTTCATTACTGCGATTATTTTCATGATACTTTTGCCTCCTGTTCTTCCGTTCTCTCCCATTCCACCAGGCTTTCTGTTGCCCTTCTATAGCACTCTATCCAGCTTTCATCACTTTCTACTTTCAGGATCTGTTTCTTATGGATGCCTATCCCTTCAAAGATCTGGATACTTCCTCCGTGGTTCAGTGTGAATCTTGTCTTCACCCGGAGCTCTCTTCCCTGTTTGATCATGTTGTATACTTCATAGAACTCTCTTATGCTCTGTCGTTCTCTGTCGTCCATTCTTCCACCTCTTTCGGTGCTCTGCGCTTTAGCTCTTTAATCTTTCCTTCGTTCCAGATACTGTCATTTGGTTCCAACATTTCCATCATGTTATCAAGCTGCAGATATTCTTCCAGAACTGTGATCGCGTCTCCTGCCGTGTAACAGGTAGCTACATAGTGTCCGTTCTTTGCCATGTCGTGTAGAAACTCTATCTGGCTGTCCTGATGTCTGCCGGTCCCGTATTTCATTTCGATGTAAAGTCCGATGTATACCCCTTTGGCATACGGAAGATGCAGATCTGACACCCCGGACTTTACTCCCATGCTCTTAAGCTTTACTGCTTCCGCTTTGTTCCTGCTGCCGCCGTTCGGGATATGATGCAACCATTTCAGTTCCGGATAACGGTTCTCATTCCACGCCGCCCAGTTGCATACGTGAATCTGTTCTGTATCTTCACTTCTTCTCATGTATTTAAGCTTCATCCAGTTCCACCTCTTCCCAGTTGAATCTCTGCCCGCATTTCGGGCAGTAATTGCATAGACGCTCTTTATAATTTCCTCTTTTTATTGCGCAGATATCTTCTCCACAATTCTTGCATTTGTAGTGAACCAGATCCTTAGTCAGTTCCAATATCTCCGGCTCTTCGCATTCACACGCTACCTGTTTCTCTACTTCGTCCATGTCGTGTGCTTCTCCTACGTCCAGTACCAATACCGGATAGGAAAACATATCAAGCCAGTTTCCGTCTTTTATCTGCTACTTCTTTCGGTTCTTCGTGTCCGCCACCATCACACCGAGTTTTGCTTCATCCGGATATTCACTTAAGTATTTCATCACCTGTCTTACGGTTATGCTCATTTATCAAATCCTCCTGTTTAATTTAATCATCGTGTATCTCCTGTATTTGTACCCTGTCTTCGGGTTAATGCCTTCCCACATCCTTGCTATGTAGTAGCCTTTCTTCGGCTTTATCTCTTTCTTCCACCTGTAGAGCTTGTCCGGATGTGGTTTCGGAAGTGGCATATTCTGGGATCCGTGGAAGTCCGACTCTTTAATCCTTGGTTTGGACTTCGTGCCATCTTTCTTCGTTTCCGTGGTATGCTCGTCTTTTGTGAGGTATTCTGCAAGCTTCAGCATATCCTCGCCGTAGTAATCGCTGTCTTTTATCTTTGTCAGCCATGTGCCGCCCTTATCCCATGCATTCTGTACGATACTGGCGGTGTCTCCTACTTCTTTGATCACAAAATGAATATGCCAGGCTCCTTTTGTACCTCTTTCGATGTTCCGCATATAGAAGTTTTCATAACCTCTTTTGCGGATCTCTCTCCTTACCTTCCGCATTGCTTCCGCAAAATGCTTTTTTGCCTCCTTCATCGTTGCCGGTCTGTTCTCTACTCTGTACGTCCAGGTGACCAGTAAATCGTTCGGTTCGAAGTATTCCAGGAGACGTATCTGACACCGTTTCGTCTTATTCCATTTATTTACTCTTGCAATGTCTTCTTTTGTAGCTTTCTTCTTTTTCTTTCTTGGTAATCCCTTCGCCCCATACTTCCCGTCATGGTACTCCTGTACGATCAGGACATCTCCTTTTCTCAGCTTATATGTCACTCTTTTTATCATGCTGTCGGTCCTTATCTTAATATCTTTATCAAGTGCTTAACGGGGGGTATTGCCCCCCCCTGATTTGTTCCGGATATTTGGCGAAAAGACGGCAATATGATGCATTGACTTTCCCGAAAGTTCGTTCTATAATTTTTATAGATGTATTTGACTTTTACCCCGTGGTTGTGAGGTTTGGGAAAATCAATGCATTGTGTGCCTTCAGGAGCTTCACCCAGTTTCCTGAAGGCTTTTTCTTTTATGATGCTTTCGCCATCTTTTCTTTCATGCACCTGGCAATGAGATCTGAAAAATCACGAATGATACGCTGGATCTCATCCTGGCTTTTATCTTTATACGCTTCATCTGATATATGACACGTACATCCGTTTGTTACGATCGTCTCTACAATCATGCTATGTACCTCCTTTTTATCTATATATGCTCACTTGCTTGTATCTGTTGTTGCTTTCTTTACTTCCATACGATATCTAATGGTCCCGCTGCTCTGCAGTAAAGCAGGAGCAAGAGCCATATTACTTCTGTAATCAGTAGCGTTGCTTCAATCTCAATAATCTTGATTGTTCTGATTACCTTATTTTTCCGGATATGTCTTTTCATATTTGTTATCCCTCAATTCTTTGTGTCATGCTTTTGTCCTGCATGGCCCCCATTGCAGTACCCATTCTGATTAGTTCTTCCCTCGTCATTTTTCTGTTTTTTCCTGCTTTTTCTTCATTGTCTTCTGTAAATATCCGGTGTTTTTGGATAAAGCATTCAAAGAAAAAGTCTTGTTCCTCCTTCCATAAGTCGCAGTAAAATTCGTGCTCTATACGAATTTGTAACGCTTCCGCTTTTGTGCATTCGATTATTCTGGTCGTTCTCTTTCCAGCGCCTTTTTTGTATTCGTACATTTTCTCTTTTATTTTCTTTCCGAGAATCTTGTACCCTACCTGCAGTAGCAGTCTTCTTTCAAATTCCCCGTGGAACGTGAATTCATACTTTTCTTCTGTCTCGTCTGACAGTTCTTCTTCCACATCGTACTTTTGCATCAGCTGTTTCAGTTTCTTCTGAGCTGTTTCTTTTTCTCCGCCAACACCCTGTTCTGCCAAGGTTTTCAATTTCTTCAGGAGATCAATTTTCTTCTGGTCCATCATTCTCTCTTGTTTCCTTCTTTCGCCATTACGTTCTGGATTTTCTCGATTTCGTCGCGCAGCTCTCTGGTAGCACATCTCAGATTCTCTTCTGCATCGTCGATGTATCTTGAAGGATATTCCCATTCGTCCAGCATTCTCAATACGTCGTATAATGTCTGCTGCATCTGTGCTTTCTCTACCAGATCCGGAATAAGTTCATCTGGATCCTGTGCTTCTTTCTTCGAATATGGGTTTTCTTCCTCCGATTCCTCTTGGCTTTTTAGCATAATGCAGAGCCCGTTACGCTCGCTTAATTTATACGCGCCAACCTCTCTTTCGAGATATTTTGATATCCATCGTCCGCCAGCACTAACACCTTCTCTTTTTCCTGCAGACAGATCTATTATGGAAATCGGTGTATTTTTACATATCAGTCCGGTGTCCAGATGCATCTTGACGATCTCTCTTACTCTTTTGTTCATGATGCGTCACCTCCCATCTTTAAAGCGCGCCGTGTGCATGCAGCTCCATCCAATCCGTTGTAGAGAATAAGAGCTTCGTCTTCCGGTCTCTTCCAACACATATCACCGCAGATCGGGCAGTGGATCTTTCTCCATCCTTTCTTACCGTTTGGTATATTGTCTGCTAATGGCATACACAGCCACCCGCCTTTGTCGGTTGCTTTTCTCGGCTGTATGGTTGCGGTGATGTTTTTTCTTGGTCTTTCCATCATTCTTCCTCGCTTTTTTTCTTTTGCATTCTTCTGTTCCACTCTTCAACAGCTTTGTCTCTTTCGTCTTTTGTTATTTTCAGCTCGCCATTTTCAAGTGTGGCTCTTAACTCATGTACCCACGGAAGGCTTGTTCCGCATTCCGAGCATTCGATTCCAAATGTAAAACTTACATCATGATGAGTGGATCCATTGGTTGTTGTTATCATGTTTGCCGTTCCACCGCAAAACGGGCATGGCATTAATCTTTCGTTATAATTCATCTGGTTCACCTTCTTTCTCCTTTTCTTCGTTACATACACCCCTGACGGCTCTTGCGAATTCCTGGGTGTTGATCATTGCGCTTCCTGTATTCTGGAGCACATATAATTTGTCCAGAATCTCTTTCAGTATGGTTGTCTGATACATGATTTCTTCTGCAATTCTGGAATCCGGATCAATGCATACTTTCAAAAATCTTTCCTTTGCTTCTTCTTTAATTACTGTTCTCATAAAAATCTCGTGAGACGTGATTTCCTCGTAGATCTTTGATCTTCCCTCCCACAGATTTTCACCTTTTTCCTTTTGAATTGCGCTGAACGGTCCGACAAGCGCAAGAGGGTACATATTGAGGCTTCTTAATGTTTCTTCTCTGGTCTTTGGATTCTCTACTTTGGTGTTCCATTCCGTATCGTAGTTATTCGTTCCATCCTCTGCACAGATAGCTTTATCTACTACTTCCAGTGGTATTGTTTTTGTTCTTACATTTGAACCGATTCTAATCTCTCTTGTCTTCGTTTCCTGTTCTCTCATTGCTTCTCCGCAGTTCGGGCAGTAATTTGCATTCTCCGGAAGTTCAGAGAAGCATTTATAACACAGTCTTTTCATTTGTTACCTCCTGTTTATTTCTTCGCAAGCTTCGTTGACGAACCTTCTCGTCTCTTTGCACATTTCATCTACATAGCTGTCTACAATTTTGAAATAATAAGCGGCTAATATTTTTGTTGTTGCAATTGAAACCGCAACAGAAGTCGTGACGCAGGCTATCGCTATTGTTATTACCATTTTCTTTATTCCTCTTCTAATCTTCCAATATTGCTCGAACACACAGGTAAATAAGCATATATGTGGCAGAGTTTTCCCATTGTGTCATGTTCATTGTTTTTCTTTCGACCGCTGTAAGAATCAATGCTATTATGATTGCGGTCCAGTTCTTTTTAGTTGGTGCCATTTTTTTACCTCGCTTTACTTATGCACTTTCTTTCACCATCCCCGCTTCCTGCTGACGCATCAATAATGTATTGGCGTCTCTGGAAAGCAGAAGGATATCCGGCAGATCAATCTGTTTTAAGATATCTACCATGTTGTTAATTTCTTTTTCTTTTCTCTCTTCCATGTTTAACATTTGGTTCACCTCTTTTTCATTTGATTTATTTTCCCCATCATGGTAAAATTCGTCATAAACAAATTTTAGAAAGAAGGGGTTATTATGAGTAACAATCACAGAGATCTCACATCTCCAACGCTCGACTTTGGCATCCAGAAAAACTTTGTCACTCCTGCCATTACAGGTTTTGACTCTATATTTACTCCTCTGGATTTTTCAAAGTTATTACCGGAATTATTCGAAGGTAGTGGGCTGTCCGAGTCTGATGGCATCTTTAAAAAGATTTCAGAAATTGGCGGGCTGTTTGATGATCTTGGAGTAAATTCTTCGTTCAAAACATTTGAATCCTTTATTCCTGGGATTCAGCAAGTACTTATTGATTTTGAGGATTCTAACGATCTTCCTGATGGTGATTATGTTATCGTTGATGAAAATGCCGTCAAAGTTTTGGATCTGACTGGTAGCATTTTTATCCCGCTCGGCAATTACAGAGTTAAGATTCATACATGGTCTTTGATTCTTCTTCTGTTCAGTATGTGTGAATTTTCTTACACACAATATCAGAACTATCAGCAGGCCAAGCAGACAGCTGAGTATCAAGAAAGAATTTTGGAAATCCAAGAGGATACTAACAAAACTCTCCATGATCTTGTTGATTCCATCGACGCTACAAATTCTTCTCAGCAGGAAGTCATTGACAGCTTGTCTGATGCTACAAAGCGTCTGCTTGATTCTTCTCAAGTGCCTTCTGCAGTTTTTCAAGATCCTGAATCGTCTGTTGATCATTCTGCAGTGACTCCTGATAATAATCGTGAATAACTGCATAATTTTTTGTGTCTATTAGGCTTGCCCCTATAAAGACTACGCTTGTTGCAACAAAGAACAAAAACAGGTCGCGGATTGTTTTTTTCATTTCTTCGATCTGTTTTTCTAATTGTTCAATCTTTTTATCCATCTTTTTTCACCTCACTTCGTGCTCCGTTCTTTTGCGAATATTCCTGGATCAACTTCTAGTGCTTCACAAATGCTTAGAAATTCATCTGCCCTTAGTTCTCTTTTTCTGTTCTTGTCTCTCACGCTTGCGTACAGCAATTTATATGGAATTCCTGCTATTCTGGACAACTCTGAAAGATTGATTCCATTCTTTTTTAAGAAGTTCATCATTTTGTTTGTCGTTCCTTCTATACGCATTTTTTCACCTCTTTCCGGATTATTTTTCTCTCGAAGGTATCCCAATGTTTTCAAGATCTTTTTCATAATCTTTCGTCCATCGTTTTTGTAAAAATCTGCCCATTTCAGAACTATCTCTGTATGCTACAGCTCTTGCTGTTCTCTCATATTTCTCTTTTACTTCCAGATAATCAGAAGATTCCTCTTTCATTTTTCTGTAATATTTATCAGCAACCGCTTCCATGTCTTCGATCAGCTCATTCAGTTCACTCAATTTATCCATCTTCCCTCACCTCACTTTTGTGTTTTTGTAAATTGCTTTGTTGCTATGAGTCCATTTTATGTCGCATTTCAGAATTTGTCAATATGTTTTTGCTATTTTGCGACATTTTGTGATTTTGCAACATTTTCTATTGATTTTTGGATAGTCGTATAGTATAATCGAGTCCAAGAAGTGAGGTGAGGAAAAATGAATGAGCGTCTAAAGAAATTGAGAAAAGAATTAGATATGACTCAGCAAGAATTTGCGGATAGCATAGGTATAAAAAGAAGTACTATGGCTACTTATGAATCTGGAAGAAATGAACCTATAGATGCTGTCATTTCTTTAATATGTAAACAGCACAATGTAAACGAAGACTGGCTCCGATCTGGGGAAGGTGAGATGTTCGAACAGCTTACCGAACAGGAGAAGATCATGAAATACACCGCCATGCTTCTGCGTGATACTGATTCCGCAGTTGCAAGTGCAATACAGTCATTTATCGTTACTTATGAGCAGCTGGATGATACCAGCAAAGCTACTTTGGAGAAAATCGCATTGCAGTATATAGATAACCTAAAAAAGAGCCAGTAAAAACCGGCTCCCTGCATCTACTTTTTAAGGTAATTCCTGATAAATATCAATATTTCACGTACCCTATCAGGCGGCTCCTTTTTAAGTAATTCAATTATAAAATTGATATCCTGCTGCTTTTTGTCGTGATTCATATGTACGCACCTCCGCTCTTGTGTATCAGAACAGTTGTTCGAAATTCCTTTGTATTTATCATACTTCTTGTACTATGGAAAATCAATATATTTTCGAACATTTGTTCTTTATATATGTGAGGTTCTTCATCCTCTATATATAAAAACACATACGTTTCCTAAAACTGGTGCGTTTTTGAAATTTGTCCGAGTACCCGGACACTTATTTGTAATCCGACTCAAAAAGGTCGGTGATCCTGACGTTTAGCCCCTTCGCCAACTGCTCCAGGATGTCTAGTCTAGGACTGATCCTCTCCGATGCGATATCTGCTATCGTTGATTTCGGAACACCCGTAAGGATGGCGGTCTGACGGATGGTCAGATGTTTGTCATACATTATTTTATCGAGTAATATCTTCATGATATTAGTATGGGTCAATTGGTTGGCTATTATGTTGGTAATTTTAGGTATTGTAATAAGTTAAAGATATTATTAAGGAGGTGGATAT